AGCCACAAAGTAATACTAATAGTAATAATACAATAAGTAATACTAATGTAGATGATGTTTTGCCACACTTTATTAAGCTATTTGATAAGAGGTTTCAACCAAAAGAGAGAAAGCAAAAAGATAGGTGGGCATTGATATTAGATCAACTACAAAGAATTGAACAATATGATTTAAGAGAGGTTTATAAAATATGTAAACACATTAGAGAAAAAGAGTTTTGGAAATCACAATTTTTAAGTTTACCTAAGCTAAGAAATGTGGATAAGAATGGGGATAAATGGATTGATAGGTTTTATGCTATTTATAAAGATGATAATAAACCAGAGGCATTTAAAAAGATTAAAGATTTAGTTGAATTTAAAATTTATACTGATGTTGATGGAAAAGAAAAGTTGGGTGCAATTACTAAACTCACAAAACTTAATGCTTACAACCTTACACAAATTTTATCACCAACAGAAATTTTAGAAGTTATAAAATATTTAAAAAATGAATAAGCAACAAATTAAATTGTTTCAAAGCAAAAAAACTGATCATTGGCAAACACCAAAAAAATTATATGATGAATTAAATAAAGAATTTAATTTTGATTTTGATCCATGTCCATTTCAACATAATATAAATAAATGGAATGGTTTAGAAATACAATGGGGAAAAAGAAATTTTGTAAATCCACCATATTCAAATGTAATTGGTTGGTTAAAAAAAGCAAAGAATGAATTAGAATTTGGACAAGCTGAATTAATAGTTTTTTTAGTTTTTGCTAATACTGATACTAGGTGGTTTCATGAATATTGTTATAAACAAGCTGAATTAAGATTTATAAAAGGCAGAATTAAGTTTATAGATATGAATGGTAAAACTGGACCAGCAATGCGACCAAGTATGTTAGTAATTTTTAAAAAATAAAAAAAATGAATAAAGGCAACATTTATACACTAGACAAATATGAACAAGAAATAGTTGAATTATCAGCTAGACAAAGACATAAAAACAAAGTCAATACTGGTTGGAATGGATATGGTACTGTAAATAAACATAGTTCATTAGAATTAGACATTCATGGATTTGGTGCTGAATTTATTTTTTGCAGAGAATTAAATTTATATCCAGATTTTAAAATACATAATACATCTAAAAGACAAGGAACTGATTTTTATGATGCATTTATTTGGGGAATGACAGTTGATGTTAAAGCCAATAGAAATCCTGATAATCCATTGATGATCCCAGAGTATTTAAAAAGTGAATGTCAATTGTTTGCTTTATTTAGTTCAAAATATCCTAAATATAGATTTGAGGGTTTTGCAACTAACAAAATGTTATTTAGAAAATCTAATTTAAGAATGACTAGAGTTATGGCTTATGTATTAGAAAAAGAAAGATTATTAGACATTGATGACCTAGATATATAAAATTTATTTTTATATTTAAAAAATATTTATGAATTACAAACAGGAATTGCAAGATTTAGGAATTATTGTCAAGCAACAACATGGCAATACAAAAACCAAATGCCCTAAATGTTCACATAATCGTAGAAACAAAAATGATTTATGTTTATCAGTAAACATTGATGAGGGTTTATATAATTGTCACCATTGTGGTTGGAATGGGAATGTAAAGTTTAAACCAAAGGTTGAATATACTTTACCACCTAAAGCAAATATCAATTTAAATGAAAGAGTTATAAGCTGGTTTGCAAATAGAAATATTACTGAACCCACATTGGCACATTATAAAATTGGTGAATCTATTGAGTTTATGCCACAAGTACAAGCAAAAAGAAGATGTATAAACTTTAATTATTATCGAGATGATCAAGTTGTAAATGTAAAATACAGAGATGGTGAAAAAAACTTTAAGCTAGTTAGTGGTGCTGAATTAATATTTTATGGATTAAACAACATAAAAGAAACTGAGAGATGCTATATAGTTGAGGGTGAAATGGATGCATTAAGTTTACATGAATCAGGATTATATAGTGTTGTAAGTGTTCCAAATGGTGCATCTAAAGGCAATCAAAGATTAGATTATTTAGATAATTGTTATGAGTATTTTGAAAATAAAAAGGAAATCATTTTATGTACTGACAATGATGATGCTGGATTGGCACTTAGAAATGAACTAGCTAGGAGGTTTGGAACTTATAGGTGCAAATATGTTGAATTTGGGGATTATAAAGATGCTAATGAGGTTTTAATTGAAAAAGGGAGTGAATACCTTAGAAACATTATAAAAGATGCTAAGGATTTCCCTTTAGAGGGTGTGATTAATATTGATAATATTTGGCAAAATGTTTTAAGCTATAATGAAAATGGTATTGAAAATTATGATATTGGGTTGCCAGGTTCTAAAGAGTTCTTTAATATGCAATTTGGGGAATGGTCAATTGTTAGTGGCATACCCAATTCTGGGAAATCAGACATTCTTGACCAAGTTCTTTGCAATATAGCATTAAAACATAATTTTAGATGTGCAATGTTTTCACCTGAATCATTCCCTTATGAGGGACATATAAAAAGAATAGCTGATAAACTTAAAGGCAAGAATTGTGATATTGATGACCTAAATGAAGTTAAAAACTTTATTGAGGAACATTTTTATTGGATTAAAATAGATTTAGAAAACCTTACACTAAAAGGCATTTTAGATCAATTTAGGCAATTAGTATTTCAAAAGGGTGTGAATGTTTGTGTTATTGATCCATGGAATATGCTTGACCATTCAGCACAAAAGGATTTTAGTTATGTGGGTAGGGAATTATCTCATATTACACAATTTTGCCAACAAACAAATACTCATGTGTTTTTAGTGGCACATCCTAGAAAAATTGAAAGTGAGGGTGGTCAATATAAAAAAGTGACCATGTATGATATAAGTGGCTCATCTGACTTTTTTAATAAAACTTACAATGGAATTATATGCCATAGGAATATTGGACAAAAAACAAAATATGGTAGTGATAGTGTCACTATCTATATAGAAAAAATAAAAAGAAAAGCCAATGGTCAATTAGGAAGTTTTGAAATAGCACCAGATTTTAAAAATGGTGGTGTTTACAAAGAGATATTGCTAAATGACAAGGGCATTACAATAATCAAAGATGAAAATTTACCTTTTTAATTATGGAACTTAACAAAATATATAATGAGGATTGTTTAATTACTATGTCAAAAATGCAAGATAATTTTGTTGATTATACTTTGACATCACCACCTTATAATGTTGGTAATAATAGTTTAAATGGTGAGGGAAAAAAATATGAGGGTTTTGATGATAAATTAAGTGATGAGAATTACTTAGATAATCAAATACAAGTTATTGATGAAATGTTAAGAGTTTCTAAATATCATGTATTTTATAATATTCAAATGTTATCAAACAATAAACAAACAATATTTAAATTATTTGGTCATTATCATGATAAAATTAAAGAAATAATTATTTGGAATAAAAAGTATGGTGTGCCAGCAATGGAACCTGGAGTGTTTAATTCAGCTTATGAATACATAATTATTTTAAGTAATGACCAGCCAAACAAAAGAAAATTTTATGACACAAAATTTAAAGGATCTGAGCAAAATGTTTTTGTAATTAGAAATAAACATTCTAATCCTTTTGCTAAAGTGCATAAAGCAATAATGCCTTTAGATGTTCCAAGATACCTAATGCAAATATTTGGTAAACAAAATGACATTTGGTATGATCCATATATGGGTACTGGAACAACTGCAGTGGCTAGTATTTTAGAAAAAAAACAATATATAGGTAGTGAGATATATGAAAAATATGTTGAGTTATCTATAAAAAGAATTAAACCTTATATATCACAAACCACATTATTTTAATTATGGATCATAAAGAATATAATCACTTAAAAAAAGAACTTTTGAATTTATGTCAAAACATCATGAATCAAAAGCAACCTGAATACACTAACAATGATGTTGATGTATTACACAATTTTAAATCAACAGCAAAAAGATTAAAATTAAATCCTCAAGAAGTTTGGGGAGTGTTTTTAGATAAACATATTCAAGCTATTTTAAGCCATGCTGGTAATCCTGACATGCATCAAGCTGAACCTATAATGAGTAGATATGCTGATGCTATAAACTATTTATTATTAGGATTTGCAATGCATGTTGAAAGCATGAAAAAACAACATGAAGATTTAAAATTAATTTATAAAGGAATAGAATGAATAAATATCTAGAAGCAAAATCTTGGTGTTTAGCTAATGGTATTAAAATATATATTGTTCCAATACAATATAGAAAGGATGTTTATGTTGAAGTTGATAACAATGGCAAAATAACTAGGTCACCAAAAACATATCCAAATCAAAAAAAAGCATCAGAAGTCATTTGGGATTTAAACTTGCATATATATGAGCAAAATAAAAAGGAATAAATTTCTTTAAATTTGCAATATGATAAAGAACAAAGTGGACACTATAAAAAAGAAAGTCATTGAAGCATTAGAGGATAATCTTGGTATTGTCACAGCTGCATGTAAACAAAGTGGTGTGGCTAGATCAACTTATTATAAATGGTATAATAATGATAAGGATTTTAAAAAAGAAGTTGATGATATTGAGGACCAAACATTAGATTTTGTTGAAAGCAAACTACATGAAAAAATAAAAGATGGGGACACTACTAGTATTATATTTTATTGCAAAACTAAAGGGAAAAAAAGAGGTTATGTTGAAAGGCAAGAAATTAAACATGATGCTGATGTCAAAAGCAAACTTATTGAATGGAAACCAGCCAAAGACAAAGAATAGAACAGTTTTGTAACAAACAGTTTTATGAGGCACTAGAATCAAATCAAAGATTAAAGATATTTCAAGGAGGTTCAAGGTCAGGAAAAACCTATTCCATAATGCAATATGTCTTATATCTACTTACAATAACCAAAGAACCAATGGTTATTAGTATAATAAGAAAAACACTACCAGCATTAAAAAGGTCAGTTCTAAGGGATTTTCTAAACATTTCAAAGGATATTGGTATTTATTGGGATGGTGTCTTTAATAAAGCTGAAAACACTTTTAGTTATAATGGGCATACTTTAGAATTTTTTAGTGCTGATGATTCACAAAAAATTAGAGGTTCTGCAAGGGACATAGCATGGCTCAATGAGGGTAATGAATTATTGTTAGAGGAATATAGACAATTAGCAATGCGAACTAGAGGCAATATTATAATTGATTTTAACCCATCTGACCCTGTGCATTGGATTTATGATTTAGCTGAAAGAGATGATGCTGACCTATTTCTTTCAACCTACAAAGACAATAAGTTTTTGCCAAAAGAATTGGTCAAAGAGATTGAGAGATTAAAAGAAAGAGATCCTGATTATTGGAGGGTTTATGGTGAGGGACAAAGAGCAGTTTTTAGTGAAAGGCAAATATTTAGAGATTGGCATTATATTCCTTATAAAGATTTTCCAGAGTTTGATGATTATACAATTGGAGTTGATTTTGGCTACTCTATGGATAGTTGTGCTATTGTTAAGGTGGCAAAGCAAAATGATAAATTATATGTGCATGAATTGTTGTATAAAAAAGGAATGACAAACAGGGACATTGCAGAGTTTCTAAAAAACAATAAACTAAATGACATTCTAACCTTTTGTGATAGTGCTGAGCCAAAGAGTATTGAGGAACTAAGGCAAATGGATATTTGGGCAAAACCAGCTATTAAAGGTCAAGGTTCAATCAATGCTGGAATATCATTATTAAAAGAGTTTGAAATTATAGGTTCAATAGAATCAAAGAACTTACAAAAAGAGCAACAAAGTTATTTGTGGGATGAATTAAAAGATGGTACAATTATTAATAAACCAGTAGATAAAAACAATCACCTCATGGATGCATTAAGATATGCTGTCTATTCTAAGTATAAAAATAGAAATGACTTTTTTGTCTTATAAGTAAAGAATTTATTATTTTGTATTTTTACAAAAAATTTTATATTAATGGCATCATTCTTTGATAGGTTTAAAAATCTAATAGTAAAAAACACACAACAGACAGCCAAAGAATATAACCAAGCTATATACAATTTTCTAGGTTCTAGTGTTATTTGGAATCCAGAAAATGATGACAATTATATAAATGAGGGTTATAGGAAAAATGCAACTGTTTATTCAATTATAAATCTTATATCTAAGGCAGCATCTAATGTGCCTTTTCATGTTTATGAAAAAGTAAGCGACAACCAACTAAAAAGATATAAGGCAATGACTAGTGGATCATTTGATTCAACTATTATGCACAAAGCAAATTTGATTAAGAAAGATGCTCTAGTTGAATTAGAGCATACTGAATTAGATGAATTACTTGAAAGACCTAATCCAGCACAATCTTATGCATCCTGGATAAGTGAAATTGTTGCATTTGGAAAGCTAACTGGGAATAGATATATATATGGAATTGGTCCTGATACTGGTGACAATGTAGGCAAGTTTAAGGAATTATATGTGATGCCTAGTCAAATAATGGAAGTTGTAAGTGGTGGTATATTAGAACCAGTCAAATCTTATAGAGTTGAATATAATGGACAAAAAGATATTCCAGCTGATTTGATATGTCATATAAAAGATTTCCAACCTTATTATGATGGTAGTGGCTCACACCTTTATGGTCAATCACCACTTAAAGCTGGATTTAGAGCAATGACTACAAATAATGAGGCAGCACAAACTGGAGTTAAATACTTGCAAAACCAAATGGCAAGAGGGGTGTTGATGTCCGATGAGGGTGACCTGAATGAAGTTCAAGCACAACAATTAAAAGATAAATTTAGATCATCATATCAATCAAGCAATAATGCTGGTGATGTGATTATAACACCTAAGAAATTATCTTGGGTTAATTTTGGTTTGTCTGCAAGTGATTTATCATTAATAGAACAATACAATGCAAGTGTTAAGGATTTATGTAATATCTACAATGTTCCAGTACAATTATTAAACAATACTGAATCATCAACATACAACAATCAAAAGAGTGCAAAGGCAGCTTTATATCAACATGCTGTTATGCCTGAATTATATAAAATTAGAGATGAACTTAATAGATGGTTAGCACCTAAGTTTGGTGAGAAACTTTATATTGATTTTGACTTTAGTGTTATACCAGAGCTGCAAGAGGATATGGATAAAATTGTTGGTCAAATGTCAAATGCATGGTGGCTAACACCAAATGAAAAGAGAGCAGCAATGAGTTATGCTGAAGAAGAAAATGATGCATTAAATGATTTTTATATTCCAGCTAACCTTATGCCTGTGGGTGGTAGTGATGTTGAAATGCCAGAGCCACAAGCACCAATTGATGAAAACCTAGATAAGATGCATGTTAATTATGAGGTTGTGAATAAAGATAAAATAAGAGGTTTTGAGGATGCTTATACAACACAAGAAGAAGCTGAAGCTAGGGCAAGAGAATTAGGTGGAACAGGATTTCACACACATGATTATGATGGTCAAACAATATATATGCCTTTTAAAACACATGAGGAATATGAAGAAGCAATGAGAAACAACAAAGCTGAAGTTTCTGCTAGAGTTGAAAAAGCATTAAAAAAAAAAGTAGCTGACCACAATGCAAGTGTAAGTGCTGCAAGTAAAAAAACATCTTTAGGCACATTAAAAAAGGTATTCAATAGAGGTGTTGGTGCATACAATACAAATCCAAGTTCAGTTAGACCTAATGTTTCAAGTGCCGACCAATGGGCAATGGCAAGGGTTAATTCTTTCCTTTATGCTTTAAAGAATGGCAAATACAGATCTGGAAAACATGATACAGATTTATTACCAGAGGGACATCCAATGAGTTCTAAGAATGAAAAGAAAGCTGAGGGATATGATGATTATCCACAAAGTGCATCTAATAATGCTAAGAGAATGATTGAATGGAGGGATAAATATGGTAGGGATGAGGTTAAAGGAGGCACAGCTGTTGGGTGGCAAAGAGCATCGAGTTTATCTAAAAGAGAAAAAATCTCAGCTGAAACAGTTGGTCGTATGGCTGCATTTAATAGACACAAGAAAAATGCAACTGTTGATCCCAAGTATAAAGACACACCATGGAAAGACAATGGATATGTTGCATGGAATTTATGGGGTGGGACAAGTGGTGTCAATTGGGCAATTAAGAAAATGGAATCAATTAGAAATCAAGAATAATGAAAGATAAAATAGTTTATTTAGCTGGAACACTTTTAATAGGTGTTGCTGGTTGGTTAATATCTACAACATATCAAATACAAGTAGATACTGAAATTATCAAACAAAAGATTAATAAAGTATATGCAGAGGAATGTCCTTATTGTGTTCATTCAGCACATTCAAGTATTTCTGAGCATCCATTACTTGCACCAACTATAAAGCATAGCCATAGGCATATTGGTGATGAAATTGTAAAATCCAATGACTAATGCCAAACAAAATTCCAAAAGATTTATGGACAGAGATATTTACTCAATATGCTCTTAGAATAGCTGATGCTAATGTTATTAATGTTGCTAATACAGCAAAGAAAACATTAATAAATGTTGCTCAAAGATTATTTGCAGATCCTGAGTTTGCAGCTTTAGGTGTGGACCAAAAAACAAGAATATTACAAAGTCAATTCAAAAACTATTCTAGGTTTCAAGCTGAAAGATTAGTTAGAACTGAATCAAATAGGTCAGCCAATTATGCCACTATGCAAAGTGCAACAACAATATTTGATGCCAATGATTTAATGAAAACATGGATAC